GGCTGTCTGGCGTGCTGGCGGTCTGGCGGTCTGGCGGTCTGGCGGTCTGGCGGTCTGTCGGTCTGGCGGTCTGTCGGTCTGGCGCCGCCGGACCCGGGGGGGTGACCCGGGCCCCCCCCCGGGCTTCCGGCGGCGGCGCGCGAATGATGGTGGTCGCAGCCCCCCGATTTTCAAAATTTTTTGAAATTTTTTATGTGATTAAAAGTGGTTGACAAATACACCCCCACCCCCGCGGACCAGCAACTCCTGGCTCAGATGTTGTCCTTTGCCGATGACCCGCTGGCCTATGTCCTCTATGCCTTTCCGTGGGGCCGCCCCAACTCCCCGTTGGAGAAATACCAAGGGCCGCGCGTGTGGCAGCGCAAGGCACTGATAGAGATACGGGACCACATAGCGGAGAACCGCAACCGCGAGCGCCGGGACCTGACACCCGAGCTCCTGAAGATGGCGCGGGCGAGCGGGCGCGGTATCGGCAAGTCCGCGTTCCTCGCGTGGATCGCGACGTGGCTGTTCTCCTGCGTGCCGTCCAGCACGACAATCGTCAGCGCCAACACCGAGCAACAGTTGAAGTCAACGACATTCCCGGAGATCCGCAAGTGGGCGACGATGGCTATTCACAGCCACTGGTTTGAGCACAACGCCATGTCCCTGCGCCCGGCCCCGTGGCTTATCGACACCCTGCACCGGACCACCGACTACGACTCCGCCTACTGGTACATCCAGGCGCGGTTGTGGAGCGAGGAGAGCCCGGACGCCTTTGCCGGCGTACACAGCCAACGCGGCATGTGCGTGCTGTTCGACGAGGCCAGCGGCATCCCGTCGGTCATCTGGCCGGTAACGCAGGGCTATTTCACCGACGCCACGACGCACCGCCTCTGGATCGCGATCAGCAACCCTCGCAATCCGTCGGGGGCGTTCTTCGAGTGTTTCAACGCCAACCGCAGCAGTTGGAACACCGAGACGATTGACGCCCGCACCGTGAGCGAGAACGACGCCCAACTCTACGACGACATCATCGCGCAGTACGGGGCCGAGAGCGACGAGGCGCGAGTCGAGGTCTACGGCCAGTTCCCGCGGCAGGGCGACCAGCAGTTCATCGCGCGCGGCGAGGTTGACGACGCGATGACGCGCGAGACGACGGACGACCCCGGCGCGGCTCTCGTCATGGGGGTGGACCCCGCCCGGTTCGGCGACGACGAGGCGGTCATCGCGTTCCGTCAGGGGCGCAACGCCGACATCATCCCATGGCAGAAATACAAGCGGTGCAGCATCACTGAGCTGGCGGCGTTCTGCGCCGAGGCTATCGAGCGATACCAGCCGGACGCCGTGTTCGTCGAGGGTGACGGGGTGGGTGGCGGCGTTATCGACATCCTGAAGGAGCAGGGTTTCCGGGTGATCGAGGTCACCGCCGGCGGGTCCGCCGACAACAAGGATATGTATGCCAATCGCCGGACGGAGCTGTGGGGGAAGATGCGGCAGTGGTTGCCGTCCGCGACGCTGCCGAAGGACGGCCCACTCGCGGACGACCTGGCGGCGCCGCTGTATGACTACAGCCTGAAGGGGCAGATCAAGCTGGAACCGAAGGACAGGATGAAGCGCCGGGGCTATGCGTCGCCCAATTGCGGCGACGCCCTTGCCGTGTCGTTCGACAGGATTATCGCCCGCCGGGACGCCGGGGTATCCCGGCACCATGTCCGCAGGCGGGTCGCGCAGGGGATGGACTACCCGGTAATATAGTTGCGTTTGCAAGTAAGTGTGTGCTAGGCTTCGTCGTTATTGTTTTCCTGCGGGGGTGCTATGGGCGGTCTTTTCGGTGGGGGTGCCACCCCCGCGATAGTCGAGCCGCCCGCGCCGCCAACGCGGTCGGACGCGGAGGTACAGCAGTCGGCGCTTGACGAGCGGCTCCGCCGCGCGCGCGCCGTCGGCCGTTCGGCGACGATCAAGACAAGCCCATCCGGGGTGGCTGACGCCGACACCGGCGCGGCCAAGACACTCCTGGGGCAGTGATGGGCGGCACATTCAGCGGGCCGGCGCCGTCGGCTCAGGCCCCGGCAGCGGTGCCGGTCGCGCAGGCAGAGTCCCAGCAGGAGATACTCCGCCGGCGCAAGACGGCCGAGGGGCGCACCACCAGGGAAACCACGGGGGCACCCACCGGCGGCGTAGCATCCAAGACACTCCTGGGGCAGTAAATGGCGGACGAGCTCGCAACGAGGATTATCACCCGGTACGACCGGCTAGACGGCGACCTCGGGACGTGGCGGAGCCACTGGGAGGAGATCGCGGAGCGGGTTCTCCCCCGCTACTCGACGCATATGGCGACAAGCCTCGGCAGCCAGCAGACGCGCGGCGGCAAGCGGACAGAGCAGATGTTCGACAGCACGGCGGCGCTCGGCCTTGAGCGGTTCGCCGCGGCGATGGAGAGCATGCTCACACCACGAAACCAGACGTGGCACCGGCTCGCCGCGTCGGACCCGTCGCTGAACCGGGATCGCGACACGAAGCTATGGTTCGAGGAGGCTACCCGCCTCCTGTTCAAGTACCGGTACTCGCCCAAGGCGAACTATGCCAGTCAGCAGCACGAGGCTTATATCGGCCTCGGAGCGTTTGGCACGTCGGCCATCCTGACCGAGCGCAACGAACGGTTCGGTGGGCTCCGGTACACGACGATCAACCTGCGGGAGATCGTGTTCGACATGTCCGCGCAGGGGATGGTGGACACGGCTTACCGGAAATATTCCCTGACCGCCCGGCAGATCCAGCAGCGCATCGACAACAAGACGTTCGACAAGGGGCCGAAGGACCTCGCCAAGGTCCTCAAGGACACGCCCGACAAGGCGTATTCAATCGTCCACTGCGTCGCCCCCCGCGAGGACATCGACCCCAACCGGGCCGACTTCGCCGGCATGCCGATCGCCGCCTACTATGTCCTATACGACGAGCGGGTGGTCATCAAGGAAGGCGGGCACCGGACGTTCCCTTACGCCATCAGCCGCTACGTCACCGGCCCTGGAGAGATTTACGGCCGTTCTCCCGCCATGCTGGCGCTGCCGGCTATCAAGGTGCTGAACGAGCAAAAGAAGACGATGCTCAAGCAGGGCCACCGCGTCGTTGACCCGGTGCTCCTCGCCCATGACGACGGCATCCTCGACACGTTCTCCCTGAAGCCGGGGTCGATCAATCCGGGCGGCGTGAACGCGCAGGGCCAGCGGCTTGTCCACGAGCTGCCTGTCGGCAACCTTGCCGCGGGGCAGGAGCTCATGGACATGGAGAGGTCCGTCATCAACGACGCCTTCCTCGTGACCCTGTTCCAGATTCTCATCGAGACGCCGGCAATGACGGCCACCGAGGTCCTCGAACGCGCACGGGAGAAGGGCGCGCTCCTGTCGCCGACGATGGGGCGCCAGCAGTCCGAGATGCTCGGCCCGCTGATCGAGCGCGAGGTGGACCTGCTCGGCCAGCAGGGATTGCTTCCCCCGCTGACACCGGCGCTCATCGAGGCGGAGGGTGAGTTCGAGATCGAGTATGACAGCCCCCTGACGCGCTCCCAGCGCGCCGAGGAGGCGTCCGGCTGGCTGCGCACGCTGGAGGCGGCGATTGCGCACGCGAACACGACGCAGGACCTGTCTGTCCTCGACCACTTCAACACCGACGTTATCTATCCCCAGCTCGCCGAGATCAACGCGGTCCCGGCGTCCTGGATGAACAGCGCCCAGGCCGTCGCCAACCTACGCAAGATTCGCGCGGAGGCGCAGCAGACACAGCAGATGATAGAAGCGGCCCCGGCCGCCGCCGGTGTGATGAAAGCGCTGCGGTGACCGAGTTCGGCACTGTCCGTGACTTCCTGATCGCTCGCAAGCAGGCTTACGTCGGCGTATTCAAGGGGGCCAACAGCGAGATGGTCCTGGAGGACCTGTCGAGGTTCTGCCGCGCCGAGGAGAGCACGTTTCACACGGACCCCCGCATCGAGGGGATCATGCAAGGACGACGAGAAGTCTGGCTTCGGATCAGCAAGCACCTGACCCTGTCGCCGGATGAACTGGTACTTCATTTCAACCCCACAGGAGACACCTCAAATGACTGAAGAGAACGGGTCCGCAGACGCGGGCAACCCCGAACCTTCCGCACCTCTCGAAGCAGCGCCCGCCGCGGCGCCTGCCGCTCCGGCGCAGGCTAACTGGCTGACCGGAGTTGCCGACGACGGGCTCCGCGCGTGGGCCGAGGCGAAAGGACTTCACAACGGCACCGTCGACAACACGCTGAGCAGCTACCGCAATCTTGAGAAGGTCTTCGGCGCCGAGAAGGCCGGTATGACCGTGCTCCTGCCAGGTCCCGACGCCGACGCCGCCACAATGACCGGTTTCTACAACCGGCTCGGGCGACCGAAGGAGTCCAGCGGTTACGATCTCCCCGTCCCACCGGGTGACGACGGCGCCATGGCGACATGGGCGAAGGATGTGTTCCACGAGGTGGGGCTGACAAGCAAGCAGGCCCATCTTCTCTCGGTCAAGTGGAACGAGAAGATCGCCGGTATGCAGACCGACGCGACGCAGCGCAACACGGCATCGGCCACCGAGGCCGAGGCGACGCTCCGGAAGGAGTGGGGCGCGGCCTACGACCAGAAGACGGCGGGGGTCAACGCGGCGGCGGGAAAGCTCGGCATGAAGGAGGCCGAGTTGGCGGGGCTCCGGGCCAGTATGGGGCCGGTCGCCGCCATGAAGTTCGTCGACGGCCTCGCGTCCCGCTTGGGCGAGGCGGTCATCGACAACGACAATATCGTGGCAAGTCGCGATGGAAACCGGACTCCGGCCGCGGCTCAGGTCGAGATGAACCGGCTTACGCTCGATCCGCAGTTCATGGAAGCGTGGCTTAATCGCCATCACCCGGCACACGGCTGGGCACTGGAGACGAAGGCCGGACTGGCGCGACAGATAGCCGGCGAAGCGGCGTAATCGAAACAAACGAAAGGCGACAAGATGTCTAACAGCAGCGCCGGCGAGGCGGGGCGGAAGGAGTTCGACGCGGCCTGCGCCCACCTTGCGGCGGGGGTGGCGGAGCTCAAGGCTGGCCGCGAGGACCTGAAGCAGGAGCGAGTGAAGTTCCAGGAGCGTGTCGAGGCTTTTTCGGAAGCCGCAAGGGCGCTCGCCGAGCGCACCTGATGGCAGTCCCGCGTGATTTTTAGTTGTTGCGTTCTCGCTCGCTTAATTGTAGCCTTATCCCGTAGCACGCCATTTGGCGTCGAACAGGCGGCACGCCGACAACCTGCAAAGGCCGGCAACCTTCGCCCCAGTAGTGTGGCCCCGGTTTCCGGACAAGCCCTTCGAGCTTTTGTTTTAACGGGCAAAAGAAGGGTTTTCAAATGTCCAATGAGATTCTCGACTGGTCAGTAATTGACTATAAGTCCACTGTTGAGAGCCTGCTCCAACAGCGCGGGTCCAAGCTCCGCGGCGCGGTCATGGAAGACCGCTACACGGGCAAGTCCGGCAAGGCTGTGAACCAGCTCGGCCCGGTCATCGCCCAGAAGCGAACCACGCGACACAGCGACACGCCCCTCATCGAGACGCCGCAGGACGCCCGCTGGGTGTACCCCGACGACTACGAATGGGCCGATCTGATCGACGATCAGGACAAGCTCCGCATCATCGCCGACCCCACGTCCCCTTACGCCATCAACGGCGCAATGTCTCTGGGCCGCGCGATGGACGACGCGATCATCCTCGCGGCCACCGCCTCCGCGAAGACCGGCGAAGACGGCAGCACCTCGACGTCCTTCCCTGCCGGACAGACCGCCACCACGACGACCGGCGGCCTGACCATCGCCAAGCTCCGCGAAGCCATGCAGCTCCTTATCGCTGCTGAAGTCGACGTGGACAACGAGGCTCTCTACTGCCTCATTGGCGCCAAGCAGCACGACGACCTTCTCGGTCAGACCCAGGCCGTCAGCCTGGACTTCACCAACAAGCCGGTCCTCGTCGAGGGTCGGATCAAGGCGTTCATGGGCTTCAACTTCATCGACAGCCAGCGGCTCGCGCTTTCCGGCACTGACCGCAAGGTTGTCTGCTGGGCGAAGTCCGGAATGCATCTCGGCATCTGGAACGACATCGAGGTTAAGATCTCGGAACGTGCCGACAAATCCTACAGCAACCAGGTCTATGTCAAGGCCAGCTTCGGCGCTACGCGCGTCGAAGAGAAAAAGGTTGTCGCCATCACCTGCTCGGAGGCATAAGCCATGGCTACCGTCTATTCCATCCAGAAGACCAAGTGGGACCAGAGCACTCCGTCCCTCAAGATCAAGCCGAACGAGCACGGTGGTCGTGTTCGGCTGGCTTACGGCGAATACGAGGCTGCCGCAATCGCGTCGGGCACGGTTATCGAAATGTTCAACCTGCCCAATGGCGCGCGCATCCTGTCGGGGGAGCTTACCTACGACGCCCTCGACACATCGTCCACCCTGTCGGTGGGGCATGCCGCGTACAAAGACAACGCCGGGACAGCAGTTGACCTCGACGTTGACGAGTGGAAAGCCTCCGCGGCATCCACCACGGCGCAGTCGGTGGCGGTTGCGGCCACGATTGCTCTTGGAAAGAACGGCGTAGTGAACGCCGACGACGTTGGCATCCCGGTGACTGTCGTCACCGGCGGCGCTACGCTTACCGGCACGATCATGCTGGCCATGAGATACGTCGTCGATTGATCCGGTGGGGGAGCTTCGGCTCCCCCGCTGTTTTATCTTATTTTTGGAGGTAGTCCCATGGCGGATTATGATCTGGCCTACAAGAAGATCACCGAACTCACTACTGTCACGGGCGCTCCTGCCTCTGGCGATTTCGATATCCGGTGGGATACCAGCAGCGGCGGCCCGGTCAAGGTAGACTCGACCAGCCTTGTCGACACCATCGGCGTTTCGGCCACGGCCGTAGAACTTAACCGAGTCGCCGACGTCTCCGCCCGCGTTCAGGCGATGACGGTTTCCGGCGCGGTGACAGCCGGGGTTCAGTCGGTTGAACTGAACCACGCCAGCGTTGTCATCGCTGCCACGGTTGCCGCGGTTGTCGGCGCGCATGACGGCATGATGTTCGTCAAGAACACCTCGGCTTCCGGCACTGCGGCTCATACCGTCACGCTGACGGGCGGAACGTGGAACGGGACCAACACTATCGCCACGCTGAACGCACCGCTTGAGGCGTTCATGGTGTACTTCGATAGCGCCGGCGTGGGCACCATTATCGAGAACGTCGGTGGAGTCACCTTCAGTTAAGGGGAGTAACCGGTGGCTTCGGAAGTCGACATCTGTAATCTCGCGTTGCAACGGCTCGGGGCGAAATCCATATCCTCGCTCACGGAGGACAGTACGCGCGCCCGCGAGTGCAACCGCGTTTACACGCACGCACGCGACACCGAGATGCGTTCGCACCCGTGGAACTTCGCACGGGCGCGGGCGTCTCTTGCCGCCAGCACCACGGTCCCGGCCTTCGGCCCCGCGTTCCAGTACCCCCTGCCCGCAGACTTCCTGCGCCTTCTCCCGTCACGGGATCAGGGGACACTTCAGATCGAGGGGGGAAACATCCTCACCTCCGACACGGCGCCGCTTGAGATTATCTACATCCGCCGGGTTACGGATCCCAACGCATTCGACCAGGGCTTCGTCGATCTTCTCGCGGCCCGTATCGCGAGGGACATCGCCGAGAAGGTGACGCAGGCGAACAACAAGATACAGGCCACGCAGGTGGCGTACAAGGAAGCCAAGGCCGACGCCCGGAAAGTGAACGCCTTCGAGTCTCCGTCGCAGGAGCCGCCGGTCGACACCTGGATAACCGCGAGGCTTTAGTCAGGTGTCTTACAGCACACCCATTCAATCCAATTTCAACGGCGGCGAGGTGTCGCCGTTGCTGTATGGCCGTCCGGACCTGGACAAGTACGGCACCGGCCTGAAGACCTGCCTCAACTTCATCCCCCTGATACAAGGCCCCGTGGAGCGCCGGCCGGGGTCGGTGCATATCGTCGAGGTCAAGGACAGCTCCAAATCCACCCGCATCGTCCGGTTCGAGTTCTCGACGGAGCAGGCTTACATCCTTGAGTTCGGGGATCTGTATATCCGGTTTATCCGGGAGCACGGGCAGATCGTCTCCGGGACGCCGGTCGAGCTGGTCACGCTCTATGCGGAAGCCGACCTGTTCGCCCTTCAGTTCTCCCAGAGCGCCGACGTGCTCTATGTCACGCACCCCAGCTATCCGCCGAGGAAGATCGAACGCGCGTCGCACACGAGCTGGACTATAACGAACATCACGTTCTCCGATGGTCCGTTCTTCAATACGAACGTGACGGCCAGCACGCTAACCCTGTCGGGCACCACGGGGTCCGTTACGGTCACGGCGTCCGCCATCACCGGGATCAACAACAACACAGGCTTCCAGACGACGGACGTGGGCCGGCTGATCCGCTGGAAAGACCCCGCCGCAAACTGGACGTTCCTCACGATCACGGCGCGCGCCAGCACCACATCCGTGACAGCCACCATCGACGGGCCGGCCGCCTCCGCCGGGACGGCCACGGTAAACTGGCGCCTCGGAATCTGGTCGTCGACGACGGGATATCCCGCGACCTCGACGTTCCACAAGAACCGTCTCTCGTTCGCCGGCGCCACGGACACGCCCCAGCGGATCGACCTGAGCCGAACGGGCGACTTCGAGAACTTCGCCCCAACGGACCCGGACGGCACGGTCCTCGCGGACAGCGGTGCGACGACTACGTTGTCCGCCGACACAGTTAACCGCATCCGCTGGATGGCCGACGACGAGAAGGGCCTCATCGTCGGCACCGTCGGCGGGGAGTGGGTCGTCCGGCCGAACGACAACGGCGGCGCGCTCACGCCCGACAACATCACCCCATCCCGGTCCAGCGCCTTCGGTAGCGCCAACATCCGCCCGGCGCGCGTCGGTCGTACACTGGTGTTCGTTCAGCGGGCGCTCCGGAAGGTGCGCGAGCTGGCCTACGTCTTCGAGGACGACGGCTTCCGCGCCCCGGACATGACCCTCGTAGCGGAGCATATCACCGCCAGCGGCGTCGTGGAGATGGCGTATCAGGCAGAGCCCCAGAGCATCGTCTGGATGTGCCTTGTAGACGGCACCTTGGTTGGGATGACCTACGACCGGGACCAGAAGGTTGTCGGCTTCCACCGGCACGTCCTGGGTGGCTACAGCGACGCCTTCAGCCTGGTACGGGCGAAGGTCGAGAGCGTCGCGACCATCCCGAACCCCGCCGGCACCGCGGACGAGCTCTACATGGTCGTCAACCGCTATATCAACGGCGGGACAAAGCGTTATATCGAGTACATGAAGGGCTTCTGGTCGTCCGATAACAATCAGGAAGATGCTTTCTTCGTCGACAGCGGCCTAACCCTCGACACGCCGCTGACGATCACCGGCCTAACCCAGGCGTCTCCGGGGGTTGTCACCGCCGCGATCCACGGGTTCAGCAACGGGGATATCGTCCGCATCACCGGCGTCAGTGGGATGACGGAGGTCAACGGCAAGGTCTACAAGGTCGCGGGCGCCGCGACGAACACCTTCAACCTGACCACCCGCACCGATGTCAATGTCTCGACGACCGGGTTCACCGCCTACCAGACGGGGGGCGCGGCGCGGAAGCGCGTCACCTCCATCACCGGGCTGACGCATCTGGAGGGTCAGAGTGTGGCCATCCTGGCCGAGGGCGCGCCCGTCGTCAACGCCACCGTTGTCTCCGGCGCGGTGGCCGTGGGCGAGACGTCCAAGGCTCAGGTCGGCCTCGGCTACGTCTCGGACGTTGCGACGCTGCGTTACGATGTCGGGTCCCGCGTGGGAACGTCTCAGGGTAAGCTGCAACGCATACACCGCTTGTTCATTCGGGTGTACCAGACGCTCGGCGGGAAGGTCGGAGAGGACGCGGCCAGCCTCGATCCGCTCATCTACCGCGAGGGCGGGGACGCCATGGATACCGCGCCGCCGCTGTTCGATGGCGACATTGAAATAGAGTGGGACGGCGAGTATAGTACCAACAGCACCTTGTTTTTCCGCCAGGACCAGCCGCTGCCTACTACGATAGTGGCATTCTTGCCGGCCCTGGACACGCAGGACAGACGATGAATATCGTTGAATACAAGCCGGAGCACCTGCGCCAGATCGACCTTCAGGAGGGGCAGGCGTACCTGTCCAACTGGGTCACGCCCGAGCTGGCGGCGTCTCTGGGGGGATCGGGATGGGCGTATACCGGCATGGACGGGGACGCCCCCGTAGGGTGCGCCGGGGTAATCAACGTGTGGCAGGGTCGCGGGATCGCGTGGGCGTACCTGTCGAAGGGCGTATCGCGCCATAATTTCATCGCGGTCCACAAGGCCGTCGTGCGTTTCCTCGACGCCTGCTACATTCAGCGCGTAGAAATGACGGTTGACTGCGACTTTGAGCCGGGACACCGCTGGGCCGGGATGCTCGGCTTCACGATGGAGTCCCCGCGCATGCGGGCTTACCGGCCCGATGGGGGCGACTGCGCCCTCTACGCT